TCGCTGTCGCGCGGGAGTGGGCCGCGTTTTCGTGCGCGTCGTGCCCCGTGCGCGATGTGGTTCGGGTCGAGCTTGTGACGCGGCGGAGCTGCTCCGAGACGGTGGCGACTTGGCCGGGGCTTGGTGGAGCGTTGATTTTTGCACGGCTCGGCGAGGCGTGGCCTGGCAAGGCTGGGCAAGGCCAGGCAAGGCAAGGCATGGGTCCCGAATGGGACGTTTCAGGCACCACGAGCAGCATCAAAAAAGGGGACGCGTGAGATCACATATCGGCAGCATGCTCGCGAGGGCAGAGGTTCTATCCGTCGACTCCACCGGCAAGCGCATCCCGGCGATCCCATCGGGCTACGACGGCATCCGGTGCCGAGAGACACGGCCGCATGCGCTCAGCAACCCCGATGCGGTCGACTCATGGGAGCAGCAGGCTATCCACGCCGGCCGCGCCGCTCGCTTCGTGGCGACTTTGACCGACCGAGAGCGCTACGTACTGCGCGCTCAGGGGAAGCTGGAGACGATAGAGGAGGTGCGCATTCGCATCCCCGGCGGCGACCTTCCCGCCTTCGCTCGCCGGGGCTACGTGTTCATCCCCGCCAGCGAACGCGTCGAAGAGCGCCCGAACCTGCCGCGCATCGAAACCGTGGAGGTGGTGGGGCACGACGTGGTGCAGACAAAGGCGCTTGACCGCGCGGCTATTGCGGCAGCGCTTGGAGTCAGCGTGCGGCAAGTTGATCGAGATGTCGCGAGCGCGCACCGGAAGAAAAGAGAGGCGGAGAGGCGAGAGACAAGCAACGACGTTTAGACCGCGCACGCGCGAATAAAGAAGACCCCAGTGCGATTTTATTGTCTATAGCCCCCGATACCAAAATGCGCACGCGGGCGCAAACCGGCGAACGCGGGCGGTAGGCGATGGCGGTTAACATTGTAAATTCCATGTGTGGCAACCCCCCCTGAGGAGGATAAATTGCTTCAGACGTTCAAGGCGATGTCGCTCCACTTGAAGGCGCTAGGACACGACGTGGCGCCCAACACCATCCGCAACTGGCAGTACAAAGAACCAAAGTTGGCGTACCGACCCAAGCGCCGCGGCAATATTTGTTGGGACACCGTGGCGGACTTCGAGCGCTACTTTCACACCGTCATCGTCAACTAGCAGCCCCTCTCTTCCCGTAGTCGCGCCCCTCGTCGAGTTCGCGCAGACGCAGGGCCTCTTTTGCCTCGCTGAGCGTCATCGCTCGCGGTAGTCGATAGCGGGCCACGCACACGTCGCCGACGTAGTGCTCTAACCAGTGCTGATCTGTGGTCGTCATGCGCGCCGAGCAGAGCAATGCGCATGCCTGTCACCGCTCCAATGGTTGTGTGGTGCTGCTAGTCGCGCGCGGTGCGCTTGCGCCACGATGTAGCACTATTGCCGGCGCTGGCGTGCGGTGCGGTGCGCTAAGGGGCGCACGTGGGCGTACGCGGGCGCTATCAATACTGGGGCAGCTTTGACCTACTACGCGCATCCACACCCGCGCCTGTTGACCGCGCGCGGTTTTGAGGACAAGGACGGGGCAAATGACTCGGAAGCCGAGCGGGCGGCACGATCGAACCAAGGTCGTCGTTTGAGCGCAAAGAAGGCGGCCGTCTTGGACGTGCCGGAGTCGGTTCAAGTGCCCGAATTAATAGACTCTCTAAAAAGCGCACCGACGGTTGCCCAGATCGGCCCGCGCGAACCCGCCGCTGAATGGGTGGCTATCTCGGACCTTAAGAAGTGGGCCGAGAATCCTCGTAGCAACGATAAAGCGGTCCCGAAGGTCGTCGCGTCGATCAAACGCTTCGGCTTCGGAGCCCCCATCCTCGCGCGCCGCGCCGATGGCGAGATCATCGCCGGTCACACCCGACTACGCGCAGCCGCACAACTTGGGCTCAAGCAGGTGCCGGTCCGGTTCCTCGACCTCGACCCCGCCGAGGCGCACCTCCTTGCGCTCGCGGACAACAAGCTCGGCGAGATCAGCGAGTGGGAGAACCAACAACTCGCCGCTCTTCTCGGTCCGCTCTACAAGCTGCACGAAGACGCCGCTGAGGTCGCAGGCTGGACCGATGAGGACATCGAGAAGCTGCTCGGGCAGAACGCCGACGACATCCTTGAAGCCGCCGACGATGATAGCAACAGGGTCAAGACCGACTTCATCGTTCTCGTCGAGTGCACCGACGAAGACGACCAACGCGTGGTCATCGACAAACTCTTGAATCTGGGGCTCACCTGCCGCGCGTTGATCTAGAACTTACGGTCGACATCGAGCGAACGGCGCGCGTTGTTCAGCTTGAGGGCATTTTCGATGTCCCGGAAGCGAAGCGCGGCTCGGTCGCGTTTCACTTCGACGCACCGTTCGATGAACGTCCCTGGCAGATCGGGCTTATCGTCGGCCCATCCGGCGGCGGCAAGACATCGGTGGCACGACATCTTTTCCCGGATGAGATCGTGGCAGGGTACGACTGGCACCCAACGCGTAGCGTGGTCGACTCGTTCGGCGACCTGCCGATCAGGGACGTCACCGCCGCACTGAGTTCGGTCGGCTTCTCGTCGCCACCGTCCTGGATCAAGCCGTTCCGCGTCCTCTCGAACGGCGAGCAGTTCCGCGCCACGATGGCCCGCGCCATCCTCGACCCGAGGCCGCGCATCGTCATCGACGAGTTCACGTCAGTCATCGACCGCACCGTCGCTCGCATCGGTTCGCACGCCATCGCCAAAGCGGTGCGCGCCGTGCCGGGCAAACAAATCGTAGCCGTCTCGTGTCATGACGACATCGCCGACTGGCTCCAGCCCGACTGGACCATCGAGCCCCACGTGGGTAGGTTCGTCTGGAGGTCGGTTCAACGACGCCCAGCGGTCGACCTTGAGATCGTTCGAGCGAGTCACGAGGCGTGGCGCTGGTTCGCTCCTCATCACTATTTGAGCGCGGACCTGCACAGGGCGGCGCGCTGCTTCGTCGGCCTTATTGAGGGGCGCCCGGCGGCGTTCGCTGGGCTTCTTCATTTCCCGCACCCAAAGGCGCGCGACATCTTCTCGCTGAGCCGCCTCGTCGTGCTCCCGGACTTTCAGGGGCTGGGGCTCGGCGCTCACGCATTCACCGAGGCCATCGGCGCCATCGCAAAGGCGAACGGTAAGCGGATGACTACGCATCCGTCGCATCCGGCGCTCATTAAAACGTGGGCTCGGTCGCCGAAGTGGCTGCTCACAGAAGCGCCGGGCTTTCACACAGCGCACTCTAAGAAAGCATTAAAGTACCTCGTCGACCAGACGAGAAAGAGCAAGCGCAACCTGCGGCGCGTCGCGCACTTCAGGTACGTCGGGCCAGGCCTTGATGCGGAGGGGACAGCCCGAGCCCGGGCGATGTGGAGCGCAGGCGCGGCATCATGACGCGGAACAATTGGAGCTGCCCCTTCACGCGCACTGGCTCGACGGCTCGCGCGTTCTCGAACACCCATGCAAAGCGGAAGTCAGGCGCATCGATGCATGCGGCAGGTGCGTCCCCAGGCGTTGCGGCGCGCACGTCCACAAGGTCGACGAGCGCGATGGCAACACCCATGGGCCCGCATTCGTATTCGCGTCCGAGCGCGTGCCGCTGCCCGCCCGCGCAGATGAGCAGCGGCCCGCGGTAGGCAGTCGCCCAGTTGCGCAGCTCGACGGTCTTCCGCCCGGAGCCGATAAGCGACGCCCACGGCTGGCGCACCGAAAGCGCGGCTACTTCTTGTTCAGGCCCGCGGCCTCCCGGAGGATGTGCCGCACCCATGCGCTGACTGTCATCCCGACCCTCGGCGCCGCGCGCTGGAACCCAGCCGCTTCCTCGTCGGTGATGCGGATGTGCAAGTGCGCGCCGTGGGTCGTGTCGGACTTTTTCTTCTTCGTGGTCATTCACCACCGTTACGCGCATGGTACGCGTTGTCAACACACACATGCGGTCACCGACTGATCCAGAACATCGTGATTGTCTTCATAGGCAATCTCCTCAAGTCGTTCGATAAACATAGCAGTCGACCTCGTGCACGTAGGACCTAGAGACGACGAAGGAAACGGGGGGGGCGGTTCGTTCGTTGTTCGTAAGTACGATCTACGCGATGGTGTTCACAACGTCAACACATATTCGGCAAGAAAGATGAGGGGTCGGTTAACATGTCGAAACCCCGTGCGAAACCGTCGAAGCGCGGACGTGGACGCCCCGAGCTGCTGACGCCTGAGGTTACGGCGCGCATCGTTTCCGCGCTCAAGCAGGGCGTCTATATGGAGACAGCAGCGGTTTATGCGGGCATCGCGCGTCCGACATTTTTTCTCTGGCTAAAAAAAGGACACGCCGAGCCGTCGAGCATTTACGGTGCGTTCGTCGGGGCCGTTGATGAGGCGCTTGCGCGCGCTGAGGTTCGGGATGTTGCCATCATCTCCGCCGCGTCGTCGCAACAGTGGCAAGCGGCGGCATGGAAGCTTGAGCGTCGCTATCCCGAGCGCTGGGCCCGTCGCGACCCCGACAAAATGGCACTCGCCGAACTAGAGCGACGTTGCCGTGAGGTCGAACTCAAGATGAATACGGTCATCACCGTCAACGTGCCTAGCTTTGAGAAGACGTGAACGTCACTATAGCGGGCGACTACGCCCCGCATGCGTTCCAGACCACGGCCCACAACAGCCGGGCCCGTTTTCTCGTCGTTGCGGCGGGCGTCCGCGGCGGCAAGACTTATAGCGCGACCGTCGAGTTCCTCCGGCGCATATACATCGATTACGCGGCAGGCAAGGGACGACAGCCCTCGGGCATCGGACGACGCCGACAGCCGCGCTTGCTCTATTGGGTAGTGGCACCGACTCTCGACATGGCGAAGCACGTCTACCGCTACGTGCTAGAGCTAATGCCGCATGAGCTGATCGAGTCCATTTCGCAGACGGATTATTCGATCTGGCTCAAGCCCGACATCTTGATCGAGTTTAAAACCGCCGAGCGCCCCGAGAGATTGGTAGGCGCGTCGGTCGCCGGGCTGCTCCTCGACGAAGCGTGCCGCATTAAGGCGGAGACGTGGCGCGGCGCCCTTCGGGGTCGGCTCACCGACACGAAAGGGTGGGCAATTTTCGCGAGCTCTCCGCTCGGCGGGCAGGCGAACTGGGTGTATCAGGAAATCATAGCCCGCAGCGGAGTTGACCCGGACTACTCCGCGTTTTCTTGGCGCACGGTCGACAACCCGCATATCGACCCTGCCGAAGTAGACGCCGCTCGACGGCAGCTCCCCGAGGCATGGTTCAAGCGGGACTATGAGGCGGACTGGCAGTCATTCGGTGGGCAGATATTCCCCGAGTTCGGCTCGGCTCACGTTCTGTCCGAGCGCGAGTTCCGGCTTCACTACGGGCTCCCGAACCGCGTTGACGATGCCGACCTCCGCAAACTCTGCACTCGCGTCGTGGCTGGAGTAGACTGGGGGTTCACATCGCCGGGCGCTATCGTCGTAGTCGGTGACATGGGCGGCGGCCGCTACGTCGTGCTGGAAGAGTCCTACGCAAGCAACCGGCCAATCGTAGGCCATGCGCAGACTACGTGGCTCAGCGAGGCCAGGCGGCTGCAGCAACGGTGGGGGGTGTCGCTGTTTACGTGCGATTCCGCGTCATCGGGCAGCATTAGTGATTTGCAAACCAACGGCGTTCCCGTCATCGGCGCCTGGAAAGATGTCTACCTTGGCATCCGTCGCATTGCCGAGGCGCTGCACTCCGATGGCGGCCATCCGGGGATGGTCATTCTTGATCGTTGTCAGAACACCGCGCGCGAACTAAAGGCATATGCGTGGAAGTCGACCAAGGACCAAAGCGGGTTCGGCGAAGCACCGGCTGAAAATCAGTCAGACCATGCGTGTTTTGCCGGCGATACACTGGTGCTAACGGCCAATGGCTATGAGCCCATCGGCGCGCTGGCTACCGTGAATTCCTTTGACGTGATGGCGGTGGAAAACGGAGCGCTAGTCAGGCGAACGGCGTACGCTTTCCTCACAAAGAAAAACGCCACAACGATTGCTATCCGATATGGCAACGAGCAACTTAGATGCACAGCAGACCACCCGCTATGGACGCAACGCGGATGGGTGGCCGCCGGGCAGATAGGGAGCTCCGATGTCATCGCCACTGGTTATTTCCCCGACGATTCAGGAGTTAAACGGTCGCCGGTACTACCTGAGCGGCGGGTACTTCATGTGCTTCGGCCAAAAATGCAAGTCGGAGCATCCCGGCGGCGGGCATCTGCGATTGCACGTGCAGGTATGGGAGGCGGCCAATGGGCTCGTTCCGGCCGGATGGCACGTACATCATGTCAACCGCGACAGGGCGGACAATGCGCTGTCAAACCTTCAGGCGATGTCGCCGGGCGATCACCTCAGGGAGCACGTCGAGTCCCGCGAGGCGGCGAAGGCATGGCACTCCTCGGCGGAGGGGCTGGCCTGGCATTCGGCGAACGGCAGGAGGGCGTATGCCGCGCGGCCGATATTGGCGAAGCAATGCGCCGAATGCGGCAAGACGTTCTACAGCAAGGACACGAAAAAGACCGCTCGGTTTTGCCACTTGAATTGCAAGATGCGGGCGTTTACGCGAAGGCACCCTGGGTATGGCAACAAGTATCGCAAGCCAAGGCCAGTGACAGTGACCCAGAAGAGTTGTCACTGTTGCGGCGCCGAGTTTCAGGCGAAATCGAGTCGCCCGAGGACAATGTTTTGCAGCAAGAAGTGCTGCATGGTTGCGTTCCAGATGAGACGCAAGATGTCTTCAATATCTACATAGACGGGCCGTCGCATGCGTTCGTCGCCAACGGTGCAGTCGTATCGAATTGCGACGCGCTCAGGTACGCATTAGTTGAACTGCGACCGTACGCTACCCAGAAAACTCACACGACGGGCGACCACAGGGCCCCACGCCCGATAGGATAAATGAACCCCGACGACATCACACTCGACGCGCTGCTCAAGAAACACCCGGAGCGCGTCAAGTGGGAGAGCCGTTGGAGTGACTACGTGCTCGCGTATCGCGGGGGTCACGAGTTCCTGGCCGCGGCGGGTACCGGCGGGGGCACGGCTCAGTCAAGCGCCTCCATCGCCGGCGCACTCGGCTACGGCAAGCGCACGAGGCGGTTCCTCTGGCAGCTTGAGGGCGAGCCTGACTCAAAGTACGCAAGCCGCTTGGAGCGCGCGTCGTATATCAACTACGTCGCGGCCATCATCGATTATTTCCGGCACTGGCTCTACTCACAGCCGCCGCAGATTCGCCCGACCGAGCAAGCCGAGGCGCCCGATTGGTGGGCCGGGTTCTGCGAGAACGCATCGGGTGGCGGGCTCTCATTTGTCGACGTGGCACGCGACTCATTTCTCGACGTGCTGCTCTGTCGTCGCGCCGGCTGGCTCATTGGCAGTGCGCAGAATGTGGCAGGCAGGGACGACGATAACCGCGTCGTGCTCACCCCCTACGGCGCCGGTGATATCCTCGACTGGCAGCAAAACGCCTGTGGTGAGCTTGACTGGATTACTCTCTGTAAGGAGCAAACGGTCCGCGCATTCCCCGACGACCGCGTTCGGACCAAGGTCATCACCTACCTTGACCGTCAGGAATGGCATTCGTGGGAGGTCCGCAGCAACGGCGAGGGCGGAGACAACGCCGAATATCTCGGCGGCGCAGAGCACGGCCTAGGCGAAGTCCCGTTCGTTCTCCGCGAGATTCCGCACGGCCTATGGGTCGCCGACAAGCTGTTCTCGCCGTGCATGTCGCTGTTCAATCGCACAGCGATGCTCGAATACGGAGAGCACCTCGGCTGCTACTTGCAAGCGTATATGCGCACCCATGAGGGGCGCGACGCGGAGAGTCGCATTCTCGGCGAGGGGCTCATGCTCAACCTGCGCGCGGCGCAGGACGGGCGAGGACAGGAAGAGTTCGGCTACGTAGCCCCGGACATTTCCCCCATGGCGCACATGGCCGAGCGGCTGCGTCAGGACCGCGACGAGATCTATCGCTCAGTCCACCAAATGGCCATGGCCGTCGACTCGCAAGCCACTACCGCCGTCGCTCGCTCCGGTGCCTCCAAGATCGAGGACCGGCGCGCCACGGAAATTATCCTCGCTGGATACGGGCGCTATGAGTTGCGCGCGATGGTCCAGACCGCGAACCTGATCAGCAAGGTCCAGGGCGACAACACCGCCTGGGTCGGCGACGGGTTCGACAACTTTCAGACCTCGACGCTCGACGAGGAATTGCAAATTGCCGCGCTCGCCCAGGCGTTCAACATCAAGTCGCCGACGTTCAACGCCGAGCTCCAAAGGTTCATCGCCACCGGCCGCGTGCTCCCGCACCTTGATGAGGCGACGAAGCAGAAGATCGAAACCGAGATTCGTGACTCGGTTGAAGCCGACGAGGGCGGACCGGTCGTCGTCGAGGCGCCACCCGTTGCCCCGGGCGACGAAGAGATAGTCGCGCCACCCGAAGCCGAGCGGCCATCACAAGAGGTCCCCGAGAGGCCCGTCTAACCGATGTCCGCCGAGTCGGTTGACAAGCTCATCAGGCGCCACGTACAGGCGCTCACCGGCATCAAGGATGACCAGGCAGCCGAGTTCTCAACGCAGCTCGACGCGGCTCGGCGAGTTATCGAAGGCCGCATTGCCGGCGTCGGCGACAGCATGGACGTGTTCCGCCTGCGCTCAGTGCTACAAGAGGTCGACGCCTCGCTACTAGTGCTGCGCAAGCGCGGGACCGGCATCCTCCTATCGGGCGAGCGTGACACCGCGGAGATGTCGCTAGAGCACGCCACGCGAGAATTGAACGACCTTGGCAAGACCTTTGGCGACCCGATGGCGGTGCGCCTTGACTCGGCCCGCGCGATGTCCGACCCGATGCGCGGACTCCTCGCTAATCAGATGCAAACATCGGTCGAGAAATACGGCCTCGACCTGCTCAACAAGATTCGCGGGCGCCTCATCCAGGGCACGCTTGCCGGTGACTCGCCTCGTGACATGGCGCGGGACATCGCTAATCCGCGCGGTGGGCCATTCGGACAGGTCGCACAGTCGGACGCGGACAGGCTCGTGCGCACGGAACTATCGAGCGCCTACGGTGCCGCCCACCTTGGGGCCATGCGGCAGGCAAATGACAAGCTCGACGGGACGCTGAAGAAGACGTGGGTTCACGTCGGGTCGTACCCTTGCGCCATCTGCAACGCGCTGAATGGCACCACGCGCGAAATGGACGGCTCATGGACGTACAAGAGCGGGCGCAAGTCGTACACGGTGAGCAATAGCCCGGCTCATCCGAATTGCGTTTGCAAAACGATTGCAACCAAGGCCAGTTGGCGCAAGAAACTAGACGCCCTCGGCTACTCCGATAAAGCGCGCCGCATCGCGGCCTGAGGTCCAATGTCATTAACGTCCGCAATGGTCGAGCGCATCGCAGCGCTGGTCGCGTATTTCACCGCAGGGGCGGCCATCGGGGCGGTTGTCGCCGAGGCAATAAGACCGGCACCGCGGAAAAATACTGTACTCGAAACCGAGTTTGACATGCACATCGCCATCGCCAAACGGCGCGCGGCATAGAGGAGTCCAATGGCCGGATTTGTACGCGACGACAACAACGTAGCCCTAGCGACGCCCGGTGGACTACGCCCGAAAGGCATCGCGGCGGGCGTTATCTCGGTGACGCTCTCTGGCACCACGCAGGAGCTCGCGATGCCAGTCACGTCGAGCAATGCGCAGGGCGATGCCGTCGTGCGCGTATTCGCAGGCGCGCAGGGCGCGTACTACGCATTCAACGCCGCCGGAGCCGGGGCATTGCATACCGGCATCACCAACATGGTCGCGCTCCCGCCGAACTGGGTGGAGTACGTAAAGGTGAAGTCGACCGACGCGAAGGTTTACGCGATCCAACTCGGCACGGCCGGGACGTTTCAGGTGACGGTCCTCGAATAGTCCGCCCGTCCCGGGCTAGCACCGCCTCGCTTTAACGCGACCGACCCGCAGTGATGCGGAGCCGGTCGTTTCATTTTGCCCACGCCAGTTCGGTGCGGCGGGGGCGTTCAACAAGGAGCGTTCATGTCCACCGAATCGGCCGACTCGTCTGTCAACGGGTCATCCGGCACTGGCGCCGTTAATGCCAGCAACGTGACCAGCGTCGTTACCGCGGAGCTGAAGAACGAAATCCAGAAAATCGTAATGGGCATCGTCAAAGAGCAGGTGCCGCGCGCGGTGAAGTCCGCCGTTAGCGAAACCATGCCAGACGCGCTCAGGACGGTAATGGGTGAGCTTCAGCAGAAACAGCCTGAGCCCCAGGCGACCGCAGTCGATAATCCAGTCGACGCGGACAAAATCACTCAGAAGGCGCGTATTGAGGCGCTGGAGAAACAACTCCAGTCGTTTCAGAAGCAGGCGCAGGACGCAGACGGTAGGGCCAGGGACGCATCGATGCGGTCCCGAGTGCAATCCGAGGTGGCAAAATTTCTGCCTGCCTCCGACCCGAATCACGCGGCGTACATGGGGATGCTCTACGACCTCCAAAAACGCTTCGTCGAGGCGGACGGAAATCCCGCGGTGAAGTTCAAGCGGGAGTGGGGGGATGAGATGGTCCCGCTAGAGCAGGGCGTCAAGGAGCTTTTTGACGGCGAGCTCAAGCACCTCGTGCAGCACTCGCGGGCGCAGTCATTGCCGCCCGCAGGTTTTCGCGGCGCGAATGGACAGGCCATTTCGCAGGCGAAGCCAGGCCCGAAGTTCAACCCGCTACTCGCCGAGGTCGCCTCGTCGATTGGCGAGAGTCGTCCCGATTTCGGTCGCGCGTTGATGGATGCCGCAAACGGCGTCGTCAACGGCCCGAACAAGTAGCGCCGCTTCACGCCTTCACACTCGCGCACCGCTAGACGGTGACGCACCGAAAGGAATAGCCACATGGCAATTTTCTCCATTGCGGACATGAGTACCGTTCTCCCCTCGGCATATCCGAAGCTCATTGGCCAGGTCCAGCGCAAGGCGGTACTCCTGCGCCTGCTCTCGGCCATCGGCGGGCTCCAGAAGAACACGACCGGCGACTCCGTGCGCTGGTCCGTGAAGTTCTCTGGCCAGGATGCCGGCGCGGTCAACATGGACGGCGGTGCGTTGCGCACTGCTCTCTCCGATGCCCCGGTCCCCGCGACGCTCGGCTTCGGCAGCTACGCGGCGCCCATCAAGGTCACCGACGACCTCATGTGGCGCGGCGGCCAGGCGGCGGGCTTCGGCCCAGACCTGAATCCGCTCACCGATGCGATCGGGCAGAACATCAAGGACGGCATTGAGGCGTGGGTCAAGGCCGTCAATGTTGACCTCTACGCTGGCACCGGGCTCAACAACACGCTGACGGGCCTGCACAAGGCCGTCATCGCGACCGGCACCTACGCGTCCGTCAATCAGTCCACCTACGCGGGTTGGGCTTCCACCGTCGCCGGCAACTCGGGGACGTTGCGCTCGCTCACGCTGGCGCTTATCAAGACGCAGCTGCGCACCATTGCCGCCGCGTCGGCCATGGGTCGCCCGGATATCGCTGTCTGCCCGCCTGCCCTCATGGATGCGGTCGAGGCGCTCTTCGAGGCGTACACCCGCATCAACTACAGCCCGTCGGACGGCATGTCCGCCCCCGGTGGAGCCGGCGAGCGTGTCTCGATGAATCCGCCCGTCATCACCACGGCCGGCGGTCGCATCAATGCCGACGGATTCCGTGTATTCCACTGGCAGAATCAGCGGCTCTGGTTCGTCGAGGACCCCGATTGCGTCTACACGGGCGCAACTAATCCGAACAACGCAATGTACCTGCTCAACTCGGGCGATATCGAAGTCTGCTACCTGCCGCCTCCGGGCGTGTCGCAGTTCGACGGCGATCCGAAGATCATGTCCGCCGCCGAGCAGGATATCGGCCCGCTTGCCGGGCTCCAGATGGAGCTCATCAAGCGCGGCCGCACCCAGTACTCGCACGAGTTCGACGTGAGCGGTAAGGTCCAGCTCGTTGTGAAGTCGCGCAACGCGCACGGCTGCCTTCTCGACGTCCAGTAGACAAAGGAGCAACCCCGCAATGAAAATGTACAACGTTGGCAATGGCGTCGGCGATCAGCTCCACGTCCCCACCACCAAAAAGCGCGGCGACGACGGAGTCGTCCGCGAGTTCGTGAAGGTCCCTGTGATTTTTGGTGAGGGGAAGCTCGTCGAGCACAAGCCCGGCAACGTGTACCTACCCATTGACGGGGTTGGTTTCTTCACCATCCCCCGCGACGGCTTTCTCGATATTCCTCCGGGAGTCTCGGAGGCAGCCGTCAAGGGGCTGGCGCCTCACCTCGTGAGCGAGGATGAGTACCTGATGTCCTCGCAGCCGGAAGCGCCCGCGGAGCCCGTCGCCGAGTCGAATGACCCGGAGCCGGCGCGACGCGGACGCCCACCAAAGCTGTCGCAGTAGCAGCGCAACCACACACCCCGAACGCCCGGCCCCTAGTGGATGCCGGGCGTTCCTAACTGGAGATCAACCATGCCCTTCGACATTTACAAGCGCGACATCGTATCGACCACGGCCGGCGCCACGCTCCCGACGCCTTCGCAGACCCTCACTTTTGCCGCCGCGCAGACCTGCAACTTTGACGTTGCTCCGTTCGCCGTCGTCACGCTCACGAGTAACCTGACCTCACTTACTCTCTCGGGCGGCGTCGCCGGCGGCGTGTACGGCATCAAGATTGCGCAGGACGCCACCGGCTCGCGCACGCTGTCCGGCGCCGCTGCCACCATCATCTGGCAGGGCACCACGCTCTACGGCACCACGCACTCCGCGCCGACGCTGACCACCACGGTCAGCAAGTACGACACGTTCTTCTTCATGTGCGATGGGACCAACTACGTCGAAATCACCCGCACCATGGGTATCTAGTCATGCCCGTCAACCGCATTCAGTCGGACGGCGCGAACCCGTCGCCGGACCGCCAGGATTTCAACCTCACGTCCGGCGACGGCGTGCTTATCACGCAGTCCGACGACGCGACGAACTACGTCAGCCGAGCCAGCATCGCAACGCGCGGGCCGGGCGTGTGGTCGGTATACATCCCACTGGCGCAGCTCGCCAATGCACAGACGTACACCTTTACCCCGGGCGTCGCGGGCCGCATCAAGTCGGTCCGTGTCACCGTCGTCACCGCGGCCACCACGGCGGCAAAGCTGGCGACACTGACCGCCAAGATCGCTACCGTGGCCACCACGGGCGGAGTGGTCGCGCTCACCTCGGCCAATTGCACCCCGATTGGCGCGGAGGTCGCGGGGACCGCCGTCACTGCACTAAACACGTTCACGGCACTAGAGGCGATCAGTATCGACGTCTCCGCGGTCACGACCTTCGTCGAAGGCGCGATCATGGTCAACGTCATGTTTGCCTAGCCACCCATCGCCCGCCGTCGCTACACCGGGCGGCGGGCGCTCTCTTCAAAGTGAATCGAGGCGCCGATGGCGTACCGCCTTACGACGATTCAGACCGTCGTCGCCGACGACTCTGAACTTACCCGCAAATACTACGAGGGCACTTGCCAGGTCGAGCAGACGCTCGACAGGGAGGTCGTATCCAAGATCGTCCGCATCGCTCCCGGTGCGGCCGATGCCTCCGTCGACCTGACGCCAATCGCACAGGGCTACCACTACGAAATCCGCAGCGACTACCCGGTCAAATACCGCGTGATCGGGACCGGCTCGGCAATCGCCGCAACACAACAGACGTTGGTCGGACAGGGAGTCACCATCGTGGCGAACGGCGCACCGCTACCAGATAAGTGCTTCGCCGCAGGCACGCAGCTCGTCTCGTCGATTTATCTTGAGCCGATCACCGGCGCGACGCAGACCGCGAACGTGACTGTCATCCTGTCGGGCGATCCAATCTCGGCATACACGGGCGGGTAACCGTGGGCACCCCGCTACGGTTCGCGACCGACGCCACGCTGATCCGCCTGTGGCCAGCGGTCGCCGACGTGATACCGCGCGAAAAGGCGGGCAAGAAAATCCGCGATTGGGACGGCGCGCACCAGCGGGCGATGAACGACCTAGAACGCTGGCTACGCACCACGCGCGGCGCACTTGACATGGCCGAACTCGGGCGCCTCGGGCTGCGGTCAAAGGCTCGGCTAGAGGACTGCGCGGGTTATCTCGCGCTGCACTACCTCTGTACCGATGCCGATATCCAAGCCGACGACAACCAATTGCTAGAGCGCAAGGCAAGCTACTTCTGGAACCGAGCCGAGGACGTGTGGCGCGCGGAGTCCCAGGCTCTCGATTACGACGAGGACCGCTCCGGCGCAATTAACGAGAGCGAGAAGAACAAGGCATTCCCGGCGCGCATCATCCGTGGCTGACGACTACGACGCGGCGGCAAAAAAGCTGGGGCAAATCGGCGAGGCGCTGCACGGCATCACCGAGGAGCAATTGCTCAACCTCGGGCACACGGGGCTGAGCATCATCGTCATGCGCACGCGGGCCGGCATGGACGCAGACCGCAAAGCGTTCGTGCCGTACTCCGAAGGGTACAAAAAGGTCCGCGCTGCCAAGTCGCTACAGACGGGGCACGTAGACCTCACCGTGACGGGTCACATGATCGGAGCTACGTCGGTGTTCCCCGGCGACGGTGAGGTCGTCATCGGATTCAATTCGACGTTCGAGGCAAAGAAGGCAGCGGGGCACAATTCCGGTGTCTCCAAGCAGGTTTCCGTCAAGTCCCATAGTCGAGCAACGCACGTCGACAAGCGGGGGCGCCGCGTTTCCCGCGACGAGCGTCGCAAGGACAAGCGGCGCAAGAAGAAGCGTGTGTATCAGCGTGCCGAGGCTGTCGGTAAGCACACTCGGCAAATGAACATGCCACGGCGCGCATGGTTCGACGTGCGCGCAGACGAGGACGTAGCAGCGCTATCCGAAGAAGTCGGTATCGACGTAGCCCGCAACATCGAAAAGGTGGTCAACACAAAATGACCGCCGATATCGAGACGATTTACCAGGCGCTCGTCGGGGCCTTTCACGGGTCGTCGCTCACCTCCGGCGACGTACTCACAGCCGAGGGACACGTCACCAGCTTTGACTCGGTGGCGCGGCAGCAGTTGCCGTACCTCATGCTCGGCACGGGACAGATCGAGACGAGTGAGTGGGGCTCCGAGGACTGGACCGACGAGCTGCGATGGTCGATCCCAGCGCAGCTTGTCGTACAGGCAGACATAGCGGACGGCGGCTCTGCAATGCGCTCGGCGCTCGTTGACCTGATGCAGCGGTGCAGGGCGGTACGCGGGCTCCCGTACGATGCGGACGGCCTCGCGCTCGACGACAATACCATTGGATACGTTGATCGGCTTCGCTCCGGCAGCGTGCAGATGCTCGCCAACCAACGCGGGCCGCACATATCGAGCATCGCGGTTGATGGGCCGTTTGACTCGGGGCGCTTTGTTGCCCGACTGACGTTCCGGCTCGCCTTCAAGATGACGCT